CTCTTTGAATTTTAATACCTGATTTAGTTTCTCCATCTGCAAAAGCATATTGGCTAGCCTTAACCCTACCAATTTGACCTTTGTGATGACCTTTACTTTCATCATCTTTATCAATCATAAATCCTTCAAAACCTTCAATAGGTTCTGTTTCTACATTTAGTATTAAATGCTTTGCACCATCAATAAATTGAAAGTCTTCCAAATGCATACTGTTAATAGTTAATGTGTGATTTCCTGGGCCAATTGTTTTTGGCATCCCTGAACCTGTTCCAGTTCCTAAATCTGTTGTACTTAATCCCATTTTGTTTTTGTTTTTAATTATTATTATTTATATACTTTATCCCAATGAATTATTAATTCACCTTTATCATTCATTTCAGAAATTACTATCTCTTCATTTCTTAAGTGTTCAGGTCTTGCTCCACAAGTCACTTCTCCAATAGTCTTAAAACTTAGAATAGTTTGATTACCTTTTCTAAACATATAACCTATTGCATCAGCATTTGCACAAATCAAAGACTTTATTTTGCCTGTTAAATCTATATTAGCAGCCATTACCATTTCACCCTTATCATCTACCTGTTTGTCCTTAATATGACCTGATAAAATAATATGGGGTGCTAAAGTATCAATAAAATCTAAAACTTGAAAGAAAGCTTGCCTTAAATATAAATATCCAGCACCATTTGGTAAAGACAATACATTATCTCCATCATAGTTTTTACCCATAGATGTTTGTTTGTATAGCTTAATAGCCAAAGGCATAACCATATCTTCTAATGCAGTTACTGTATCTATAGTAACATAAGTATAAGGTTTACCTGCTTCTTTGATAGCTTTACCTGCATCTAATAATTCTTGTAAAGAACTAATTTTTACTTTTAAAGCATCTACATAATCAGCACCATTTTCTAAATCTAAAATAAGATTATTTTCTAGTCCTGCAAATGCTGAAGTTTTACCAGTTTTAGGTTTTGAATAAATAATTAATCTTTTAGGATTAACTCTATCAGCCTTGATCTTTTTTGTTGGAAGTACTATAGCCATCTTATTTAAGTATTTGTGCTAGTTTTTGAAAATCTGCAGCTATTCTTAAAAGAATGTCTGAAGCTGTTTCTGAAGTTAATTCAGTTTCTTTCTTTAAGAATACATCTTCAAAATCAGGAAATATAGATAAGGTATTTTGTTCTTTAGGTGCTAATTCTGCAGTAATTTCTGCATCAAGTTTTCTCTTTTCCCATAAATTATAAGTAATTTGAGAACCATCTTTTAAAATTGCAACTAATTCTGATGCTGGAATAATATAAGCAACATAACCTGTTCCTGATTTACCTAATCCTTCTTTAGTTTCATATTCTTCTGCAAAATAAGGATTATAAGTATATTTAAATAATTGTCTATCTGCATTAGCAGGAACCATATCTATTTCCTTATTATCATTATCTCTTACAATATCAATCATTTCAATAAAGATGTCTACACCTTTATTTAATTCTCCTTCAAAAAGTTGTACTTGTTTACCAAATTTTCCTTTTTGAAAGAAAGCTGTTTTAATAACAAATGCTGGATCTGCTAGTTTTAGTTGTTTAAACCTTTCCATATGGAAAGCATAAAATTCATTTTCTTTTTCTTTTCTGTTCATATATTTATATTAATTGTTTATGCTTTGTGGTGGAAAATCTATCTCCACTATTCTTATGGTAGATCTATCAAGCTTACAAAAGAATAAACCTGTTAAGCCATTTCTAGATTTAAGAAAGTGAAAAGCTAAAAGCTCTTCATCATTTACTATATATCTTTCAGGACCATAAAATCTTATTTTTCTTGAAAATGGTTTGTTAATACCTATTACAACATCTGCATGTTGAAGTAAAGCATCAGCACCAAATAAATCAGAATCTAAAACATAATTACCATACTGGCCATCTTTAGCTCTGTCAGGATGATCAATATTTCTATTGAGCTGACTAAGAACTATAAAAGCTATAGGATATTTCTTTTTCATCTTTGTAAGAGCTTCTCCTAATGCATAAAGCATTTCAAACTTATCTTTTTCTTGTTTTGCAACTCTAAATAAAGATGAGTGATCTATAGTAATTAAAGTATTTAGGTAATCATATGTTGGATTATCATTTTGGTCAATACCTTTTTGAACTTTATGTTGTTCCATATAAGCATGTATAGTTGCACACATTTCATCTACAGTACAAGGATCATATATTACATCAATCACATCTGTATGTTCTGTTTTTTCATATACTTCTACACATTTTTGAAAAATAGTTTTGTCAACTAATTTTCCTTTACTCATTAAAGTATTGTAATCAGATCCTGTATTCATAGATAGTTTTCTAATACCATTGGTTTCATCAACCATTTCAAATTGAAACTTTAATACTCTGAAGGTTTGGTCTGTGTTTTCTGTTATAACATCATTAACCAATTGCTCCATAAATAAAGTTTTACCAACTCCTGGTCTAGCTCCAACTACAGTAATAGTTTTCCATTCAAGACCATCACAAAAAGCATCATTAAATCTAGTCCAAGAAGTTTTTAAGGATTTTAAATCTCCTTGTCTTCTAGCTTTGATTTTTAGAATAGCTTTTCTTAAAGAGTCTCTTTCACTAACAGGCTTATATGCCCTAGCTCCATTATACAGATTTTCCATAACAATTAATTAAAAATGTCTATTGTTTTTTCTTTTGAAATATTATATAGGAAATGAAGTATGGTGATCATACCTTCAATTACTAAGTATTCCCAAACTGATATTGGGAATATAAATTTGTGGATAACCACATATGCAAACAAACTACTAAAAACTGCAATGAGTAGTAAAACCCCCCTTGACTTCCAATTCATAACCTTCTCTCTTTAATAAATACTACTTCATCATCTAATACATTATCAATCATATTACAGTAATCAGCTAGCTCAGAATCACATGTTTTATCAATATTTTGTTTCCTTATGAAATACTGAGAAGTTCTCATGTATTCATAGTTCTTTAAGCTGTAATCATATATATATTTTTTTGTTGCTTTAAAAATCATATCCCAATCATATTCATAGTTTTCAAAGAACCATCTAAAAGAATTTTCTAGGTTTTTAGGATTTACTCTTGCATATTTTCCACTAGATAATTTTCTATTAGGAAATATCTCAACATAAGTTTTTATGTTGTTAGTAAAGTTGTCACCCAGTAAATCTTTAGTTGTTTTCTTTTTGGCTTTTTTAAAATAACCATCTATTTCAACTGTAAATATAATACTTTTACTTGTTAATTGCAAATTTTCTTCCAACCAACCTTCTTGTTTTAATTTTGTTACTTCTAAACTACTATTAACATATTTATTTGGTTTTACATTATTATATATAGAATATAAAACATAGAAACTATTAGGTGTTAATTCTTTTTCTATAAGTTTATTAAATATTTCTTCCATGTTTACCAAATTATATCAATATTGTGATATTGCTTTACTAATAATTGTGTTTTTAAAAATACATTATTAGAGTCCCAATGTTTTTGTTTTGTATAAGCTGCACTAGCAGGATGACTTACAAAAAGTTTGTGATTATTATCTCCGGTAAGATCTGCCCATTCCTGAGCTTTTTTACCCATGTAAATATACACAATATTTTCTTTATTATGTGTTAAATAATCAAGTAAATATGCTGTAAAATCTTTCCAAATATCATAATGACTACCAATTTTACCTACTTCAACTGTTAGAGATGTATTAAGCATTAAAATACCTTGGTTTGACCATCTTTTTAGATCTACATCAGTGGAAACAAGATTATCTCCATAAACAGTTCTATTTACTTCTCCTAAAACATATCTTAAACTAGGTTGTAAAGCATTAGTATTACTACAGCTAAATGATATTCCATCAGCTACTCCTAATTGAGGATAAGGATCTTGTCCTATTATTACTATGTTTAATTTATCTAAGGGGCATTCTTCAAATGCTCTAAATACCTGTTTTAAAGGTGGAGTAAAATTTTTATCTTGACTAGATAATTCATACAATTGATTAAGTACTTTAT